TTATTTTTTGCTTCTGTTCTTTCTCTAAAGGTTTTTTTATTATATCGTGTAAAACAATCACATATGGTAACAACATCAACACTAGAATCAATATACTTATCGGCAAGAGTCTCCGCACTGATGTCTCGTTTGATTCTAGTGACACGTTCCTCCTCTAAGTAAAACTCTATGTGACCATCTTGAATGATCGCTAGTGATCCATTCTTTGCAAGGTTTATTCCAACGATCCTTGCCATTCTAATGCCTCACTCACAGCAGGGAACTGCTTTACAAATACATCTCTAACTTGTTCTGCAATTATCATATGTTCTTTTTGTGTGCCATGTGCAGACCTCAAATTTATATAGTGAATCCATGATCGACATGAACCAGTCATGTAAATCCTAGTAGGTGTTGCTAAAGGGAGAACAAATCTCGCACACTCCTTCGCAATACCCTCACGTAAGAGTTCATTGTATAGATCAATGCCTTCAGCGAAGTACCTTTCAATCGTTTTCTGTAATTTTTTCTTCTGTTCATCTGGAATGTTGTCAATACTATTCTGTCTGTTCTTACTATCTTGACTCCTCAACTCAGGAGCAGGGATAGCACCAAGTAAGTTTGTCTCTGCATATCTTTGACTGAACTCTTGGAATGTAAAAGACCTGTGTCTTAGTATCTGTGCTGCTATACCTCTATTAGTTTCTATCTCCACTGTCATTGTGGATTGTTCAAAGACTGACCAATGATTATGTTTGATACAATATTTTAGTAACCCAGAATAATTTTCGTTGTCCTGATTAGATGGGTTAGAAACTCTGGCAATGTATGCCATTGTTTTTTCTGCATCAGGTGTGATGCTCACTAACTTTACGGTCATGTTCCCTCAAACTCCTCATCATAATCCATCTCATGAGGTTGAATGTCATCGTATCTATACGACTCTGTGTCTGAGTAGACCTCTGCCTTGAGTGCAGATAATAGCATCTCAAGATCAGTGACTATCACTTTTAGTTTGTCTCTATCCATGACAAAATTATAGCATAAAAAAAGGAGGGGTCAACCCTCCTTTTATCATTAGCTGCAAGGTGATGCCTTGCTGTTGACCTTGAGTCCACGATACATTAGATCGTGTCTGTTACGCTTTGATGCTTCTGCAAGCACCTTTGCGTTGTACTCTTCAGCGTTGTACTCAACGCCACGGTAAGTGACCTTTGTCATTTGTTTTCTCCAAAGTAGTAGGGATTTTTGCCCCGTTCCTTCAGTCAACATTTGCGTCCCAAAAGGGATGAACGTATCCGTTCCGTGTCTGACTTACTTGCGTCTCTTGCGAGATGAACGTAAGGATATGCTAACATACCTTCAAATATTTAGCAAGTTTTTTTGTATCAAATGTTACTTATCTCTCCAAACAATCTCTGGATACGCCTCCTCCACTACGTTTCTGGTAATTCTGTATTTACTCTGAAGATCTTTATCCTTTACAAGACATACTATCTCTGCCTCTTCTGCTTCTAATGACTCAAGTAATTGTATGAGTAAAGTCTCCCTCCTCATGTTGGAGATCTTATCATTGCCACCTCTCACAAAGTTGTAGAGTGTTCTCCACTCATGTATCAATCTTGTGTGACCTTCGGTTCCTTTTGGTGACTCGTTTGGTTTGTATGGCACAGCACCCTCTGGAACAGCACTATCAATGCCTTTATCAAAGTTCCATATGAGTAATGCCTTTACGTCATCACGTTTGTGTGCTTTCAACAGATCAATCTTTTTGTCTTTAGTCTTAGCACCATGAACTGCTCTGAATAGTTCAGAGACTAAAGGATTGTTAGGTAATTTTGCCATGAATTAGTCATCATCAGTTTCATTTGGATCACCCTCAAATCTTATAGCAAGAATTTCATCGGGCAATGGGTTCCCATTCGCATCAAACATTTCTGGATGGGAATATCGTGGAGTGGTTTCTTGTACGTAACAGCGAATAAGATATCCGATTGTTCCACCAAGACAGAGTGTTAGTAGTCCTACCATTACACTCAGGGCAATGATTGCCTGTTCCATTCGTTTTCTCCAGTTGTGCAGCGTTGGTTGTTGAGTCTTGCTCAACATTAGTTCTGCTCCTTTATTTAGCGAACCTAAATCAGATTCTTTTCCTGTAGATAATGTAGTGTGTCCTTGCATCCACCTATGTGTTTGTTATCTAATTGAACTTGTGGAAAGGTAGCACCCTCCTCAAATTCTTCATAAAATTGGCGACGAGTGAAGTCTTTATCAAGTTTGTACTCAAGGTAATCTATCTTACAATGAGTAAAGAGTTGCCTTACTCTCTCACACCATTGACAATTGTCTTTCGACCAGAGAACTGCTTTCATTTTATTTTTGAAATGTTTCCTACAACAACAAATCTATCGTCACCCTCTGTCATTTTATCCACTCCATGCATTGCATAGGATGGGTAGAAGATGATGTCAGAATCGTTTTGAGTTTCTGGATATATTTTCTTACCATCTAGGTAAAAGTAAAAACACTTTTGCTTGGGCACCTTTACAAAATGAACCCATGACAACAGTGCTCTTGTGTCACCAGAATAATGGTTGTGTACATCTATGATAGCACCCAACTCTTTCTTGTATAATTGACCCCAGATACTTGTGAAAGAATAGATTGATTGTTCATCCTTCAACCCACAAATTTTCAGTACTCTTTTTAGTAATGGTAAGTAGAGATTGAGAATCTCTTGATCTACAAATCCACCACCTAAAGAAGCACCGAATCGATTACTCCACCATGTATTAGGATTCAAATGATACCCAGTATAATGCTGACCCCACTCATGATGAGGAGGATCTCCTTTCAGGAATTTTTCATCAGAATACTTTTCAATGAGATGTTTGACAACCTCTTGAGGATGTTCAAATTTCTCATGCCAAATAATCATTCTAGGATTGGCATACCACCATACCCACCAAGTTTAGGGACAGGCATTGTCTTAGGTGAAGGCATCAAAAGAACCTCCACAAGTAAATTTATATCTGCAGAAATAGCATCGTTAGAATCTGCCATTCTACGGAAACCATTTCCAACATACAACTGTCCTAGGACAACCGATATGGTTGCAATACCCCAGAAGTAGTAGTAAGTTCTACTCTTTTTTTGTCTTGGTTTCATCCTTTGTTATAGTTTTCCTGATCATCTTAGCATAGATTACCTCTGATGTCGAGTATAAACTAGGATGTTTCTTCGCTCTCTTTATTAATTTTTTCGCTGCTTTCCTATCTTGCATGCAAGTATTTATACTTACATCAAAACCTCTTTGCATATTCTTTTGCATGTGTGCTGATCATCATTACACTCAATCAAACACTCGTAATACTCTGACAATAACTCCATACTATGTGGGTCTTCGTATGAACCTGCCAGTTCATTATAAGAAACTAGATTGTGATGCATGATCCTCCTAATTCTGATTTATTTAGAGGTCATGTTACGATATCAACACATTGTCTTAGCCGAAAGAAATGCCTAATAGGTGTACCCTGCAACAAATAATTTCTCATCAGAAGATGGTTGAGAGTTGGGTACATATATTCCTCTACTTGCTTCTGAGTTTGCCTGTGCCCTTGCTATCAATGCTGCCTGACCTGCTGGAATATTACCACCTGCCCATGCTTTGAGACATGAGTGTTGTAATGCTCTACCGTATGAGAATGATACTGTCCATGGTGTATCGACAACCACGTTGTTCATCTCACTTAGATATATTGATGCTGCTTCTTCACTTAGACCACCAGATAAGAATACGATACCTGCTACCTCCTCTGGCACAGACTTCATCATCACCTCAATGGTTTTTCTTGCCACCTCTTTAGGTGTCACTTTGTCTGGACACTCTGCACCACAGCATGTCATCGATGGTTTGAGTAATGTGCCCTCAAGATACACTCCTAGTTTCTCACATGCAAAGTATGTCTCCTCTATAATACGTTCTTGCACTTCAGCAGTTCTATCATAATGATGATGACCATCCATAAGAACCTCTGGTTCTATGATAGGAACAAGACCTGACTCCTGTACTGACCTTGCATATCTAGCAAGACCCCATGAACTCTCAAGTATTGCTGCTTCTGAAGGTCCGTCTTCTGTAATCTGTAGAACTGATCTCCACTTAGCGAACCTAGCACCCTGTTCATAATACTTTGCTGCTCTCTCAACAAGACCATCAATACCAGAGCAGTAAGTCTCATGTGGTAGTCCACCTGCTAGTGGTTTCAATCCTTGGTCTACCTTGATGCCAGGTATGATACCTAACTTCTTCAACTTATCAACCATGGGTTCACCATCAGCATGGTCTTGGTATAATGTCTCTTCGTATAGTATCGCACCACTTATGTACTGACCTAGACCAGTAGTGGTAAACAACATTCCTCTGTATGCTTGACGATTTGCTTCAGTATTTTCAACATTGATACCTGCCAATCTCTTACCAACTGTGCCTGTAGATTCATCAACAGCAAGGATACCTTTCCCTCTTGTTGCTAATGCTTGTGCAGTTGCTTTCAGTTCTTCTCTGTTCATCTTTATAATTTTTTTATATTTATTGGGACAAAAAAAGACCTCCCGAAGGAGGTCTGTGTGATCGGTCTAACCGATTGTAGGTGCAGATAGTGCAACCTGTGTAGACTCTGCAGATGCTAAGTCTAATGGGAAGTTGTGTGCATTTCTTTCATGCATAACTTCCATACCTAGGTTTGCTCTGTTTAGAACGTCGCCCCATGTTGGAACGATCTTTCCGTTAGCATCAACAACTGACTGGTTGAAGTTGAAACCGTTCAAGTTGAATGCCATTGTGCAGATACCCATAGAGGTCAACCATACACAAACAACAGGGAATGTTGCTAGGAAGAAGTGTAAACTTCTTGAGTTATTGAAGGAAGCATACTGGAAGATAAGTCTACCAAAGTAACCGTGTGCTGCCACGATGTTG